TCTCCGTGGCTGGTGAGACGAACGTGCGCTCCGGTCTTAATACAAATCATTGTGGTAGCCTCCTAAGCTGCAACCAGTATGCGCTCAGGAGGCTTCCGTGACAAGTTCTACTTATCCCGTAGCGACAACGCCGCCAGTGCGCTTCTGGGTGAACTTGATATTCGACATGCGCTTGTGCTCTTTCTCAGCATGACGTGTCAGGGCGCGGAGAACCTGACGGGTCGGCTCACGCTTGATCACAGGGATCTTATCGTTAGCCTTCCGCTTGGCAGTCAGGCGATCAATCGCTCGGTACATGCCGTTCCGCTCTGGCTCCACGAACTTGTTGGAGATGTTCCAGTTGTTCATGATCAGCCGTTCGGCCTGTGTCATGGTAGGCGAGGGGTTCAGAGAAGCTGTTCCCTTCTTCCGGAAGCGGCGGCGAATTTTCTTGGCGATGCGTGACATCAGGCTCATTACGATATCCTTTTCGTTGTGGTTGATTGTTGACGTTGGATTGGTCGTGAAAGGTTCACCTTATCACCTGCGGCCTGACCTTGACCATAGGCAGATTTGTCAGCGCGAACACTTCCGCTGCGCTGTTTCTTTGTCTGGAAGCCGGGAAGCATAGACTCCATGCCTTGCTCAACGACAGCCATTTTAACTTCGACGAGATCGGTGCCAGTGCTGTCTCTTTGGGCAGTTCGAGCCTCGATCAATTCTTCTAGCTTGTCGCAGATCCGCATACCGAAGCCGATCATGAAGGACCAGTATTGGGTGTGACGGGATACGTCTGGGTCTTTTGGATTGTTCTTGAGGAATTCTTTCCAGCCTCTGTCCATGCTGTCGTGGATCAAGCCCAAGAGGAACTCGTGCATCTCGACGTCACCCTTAAAGCCGAAGATCTCTGTGGTCTTCTTCCCTCTCACAGTCTTAGATCGACCATTCCACGCCTTGGTTCCACAGTAGCGAGCAATCGTCGTATCGCAGTATTTTTGCGAGGGATGCTCCTGCTTCTGGCGTTGCTCGTAGACACCCTGACGCATGTCGCGTGAGAATTCTACGGCCTTGAGGTCAGCCTCTGTGACGCCATGCTTCTCCATCAGCTTTTCAGCAATGGCAAGCGCAGCAATGGCTTCCTCTTCAGTTGCACCGCGCTCAGGGATCTTTGCCTTGAGCGCGGCAATTTTTGCGATGATGTCTTCGTTCTTCATGGTAGCCTACTCTTCCGGTTGCGGTGCGAGCATCCCCTCCAAGTAATAGGAGGGTGCGATAGCATACCCTAATGAAATCAGGGCGGATGCGGCTGTTGCTCGCACAATGTTGATTAGGTGCATGGGGTTGTCCTTGTTAGGTTGTAAACCATACTAACCCAAGGACAACCCTATGACTAGTTCTACTGCTCGCCAAGAGTAACGAACGTAGCTGGAATTTTCATCCACTTGGACTTGTTCTCGCGCGGAGACAGGCACTTGCTGTCAACATTGGTGACACGCCAGATGATGCCGCTATTCATCTCCAGAAGGACGTCATCCTTGGCCACCTGACCAGCCTTGGTCACGATGTGGAGGGAGTTGGTCTGGCCACGCTTCTCCTCGTGGGAGATGCCGATGCGGGTGAGTTCGACAGTGTGAGGCGTAACAATCTCGATGTCACCCTCGGCGAAACCTTCACACTTGCCGCCCTCGCCTTTCATTTCCAGGACCATCTGGCCCAAGGAGTTCTTGGTGAGGAAGGTGCCGTAGCGAGGATCTTCTTCCTTCGTCTGATACAGTTTCGGCTTCTCGGTCATGATTGGTTCTTCTTTCTCTAGTTGATCGTGGTAGAACACGAAGTCTTCTGCTTCCCGCCATTTACGATGTTTTCCATCATAGTGGCTTTCGTAATGACGAGAACTGGCGTATCCAAAACGGATGAACCATCCCTCCTTGGGCTGGTATCGTTTCTTCATCCAGTCACTTCCCCAATTGCGCTTGGCGTAGTGGGGAACCTGATCACCCTCTCCGAAGTAATCGACCTCGTAGACAATGATCTTGGACTTGCCAGTCTTTAGTCGGACTTCGTCTCCTGTTTTGAAAGGTGGTTCCATTATTGGCTCCGGTTTATGAGCCCCTAGTATAAGGTTAGGACTGGCAAAAGACAAGTATTATTTGTCGCCTAAACGAGTAAGGTCGCCGCGACTACCTGCGCGACGACCCGTTGTTTGCTTTGATTAAAAATCAAGCGCTCACTCAAGAGCAGCAACCCATGACTTTCTGACCACTGTGGTCCCATCATTCTGATAACATGCGCTCTACCACTGAGCTACCCGCCTTCAGTCCAACGATAGGGTGTTGGTAGGCGGGACTGGATTCGAACCAGCGACTTCATTGTCTACAGAACCACTTTGTCTTCAGTCCTTTCGTTTCTCACACTGAGGGGCATAAGTCTCTCAAATATGAGTTACGGAATTGTATTCTATTCGTGAATAGTTTCCACCGCATAGTTTAGTCTCAGTCTCAGTCTATCCCCTATGGGATCAGGTTAGCCTTGGATGTATCCGAAGATCTCCTTGGCAATGCTCAGATCTGCGACGTCAACAGTGTTCGCCCGCTGGCGAGCCTTTTTGACGGCCGAGATCATTTTCTCACACCGGAGCAGCATGGCCGATTTCTCGTGCGGCGTGATCATGCTCGAAGTGTGAACTGTTTCAATACGGGCGACAGGAACGTCCTCGTTCCATTTCTCCACTTGGGCCGGATGCTCCTTCGTGGGTTCCACCAAGATGCGCGACTTGAGCGACTTTTCAGTCTTCATCGACACAGTGGCGTCAGAACGGTAGACCCCTTCGCCAAGGTTGGCGTCTGGCGTCCATTTGACAGACATTTCCAGCGTTGGAATGGCCAGGATCACGTCACGAACAGCTTTGAGGCGGCTCTCCATGCCCAAGAGGAAGGTCGCCGGGACGTCCTTCATGAGGGTGGTGCCATCCACGATGAGGTCTGCTCGGGCGCGGCCATTGGCTTCTTCCAGTTGCAGGAGAGCATCATAGTGACGACCGACGCTTTTGAAGGTGTGATCAAGCTTGTCAGCGACCGTGGTCACCATTTCCTTGCTCTCGGCAGTGTTCTCACCCTCGCGGCTGGTGTCAAAGAAGGCGACAGTCTTGGTCGCTCCACGAAAATGGTCTGCTTTCTTTGCAAACACAGTCTCAGTTTCTTTGGTCACAGCTTGCGCTGCGTTGGTTGTGTCGGCCATGACCGCCAGCAACTCATGAAGTTTCGCCATTTATCTATCTCCGTTATGCTTGTTATTCTGATACGTATAACCTACGCGCCCGCGCAAGGCAAGACAACCTCTACTTGTCTATCTGAGTACCTTTTAATCCACCGATTGGTCTACCGAACTTATCTTTGCTTGGCTGGTAGATTTCAATGGTCAGACCATTGACGCTATCCCAACTTTCTAGATCTGGATGATCTTCTGCCCACTTCTCGATGCGCGGGTCTTTGATCCAGTCCCAGTTCATAAAGAAGCAGTGGTTCTTGCTCTTCAGGAAATAACCCCACGTCCCCCGAGCAGCGAAGGGAGGCTTTCCACCCATCGCTTTCAGAAGTTTATCTCTGAGTTCTTCATGCGTCATTAGACAGATATCTCCACAGATCGAAAATCAATATGACAATGTCGGCGATTTTTACGAAAAGAGATCCAACTGCTCGGCGTCCATGTCGTCTTTGTCACGGAAGCCCAAGAAGGTTGGAAATCTTGGCTTGTCTTTGATACCGACATTGAAGTATTTCATCTTTACGATCTTTTCAATATAGTCTTGTCGGCGATCCCACACTTTTTGGCGGATCTCGTCGTCTAATCCCGTTCCGACTCGGCACGTAAAATCAGTTCCGTCCTCGAACATTCCGCTAACCTCAATAGCGCCGAGAGTGTCTTTTCCGATAAGGTTTTCTTTATGCCCTGAGCGTTCTGTGTGACCGAGATTGTCAATCGTGGCCTCATTGGCGTTGTGCATCTGTTCGTGGAAGTCGAGGATTTTGCATTCTGTGTCAATCCAGCCACCTTCTTTCATTTTAATGCACTCGCACTGCACTGGCGAGCCGCGTCCAAATTTATAATAAGCCTGAGGATCTCTGAGGATTATGCCTTCTTGTCCTTGGGCAATCATTTCCTCATGAAATTCGTTCACTTCGTCCATATTCGTTAATAACCGAGTTTCTGCTGCTTCCATACGAGGCTGATCATGACTGCTCATTACCCATTGTCCGGAGACTTCTTCGACGACATCAAATCGTCGCTCAAATATATCCGGTTCGTCCCACTTGTCGAAAGCGTAGAATGTGAATATATCCAGTTTATCGAAACTCATTACGAAGCTGCTGGTTCTCTGGAAGCATCCATCTGCTGTTGGGTCACCGCAGATTATTTCTCCATCCATACCTTCAAGGAAGTCGCTGTTCCATCGCACCCATGATTGAACTTCTGCTGCTCGCACTGGTTTAATGCTGCGAGTCCACGCAATGCCATCTCGGATGAATACTCGAATTCCGTCATACTTGAGTTGGCCCAAGAGAGGTCCGTCTTCAAGCTTCTTCGCGACTTTAACGGGATCATATTTCCCAGCTAGCATTGGCTTCATGTTTTATATCCCATTTCTTAGACTACATTGTAGCACAAGCCACGCAAGCTGACCAAACCTTTATATCCCACACCGCCGGAGGCTAACTGTGGCGGGGCAGGGCATAGGGCGCGGCCTGTGGTGGTGGTGCTGGCACCATAGGGCAGGCAACGGCCTCCAGCGCGTCCGTAGGGCTCCCCATTAGGCTTCATGCCAGCTAATAAACTCCCAAACACCTTGGAGATAGTCCTTGTTATTCACAGGGAGATTTTCAACGATCTCACCAATCTCTGAGAATGGGTCAAGTCCCGCCTTTGGTCCGTTCGCTATCATCTGCATTTGACCAAAGCATATGTCCTCTTGTTCTGGACATATTACGGGATCGTATCCGCCACGGAGTCCGTCCTCAGTGTGGTGTTCGAAGACGTAATCGAATATGACATTGTCGGCGATTTTTAGTTTGTCGCTTCCTCTAAGGTAAGGACAATCAAAACAGGGTGCTTCACAGGGCATTAGAATGGGACCTTTATTTCTCCGAGTTCAAGTTCAACTGGCGATGGCCACTCTCGTTCACCATAGACTTTATCCCATGTTGCGCGACACTGTTCTAGAGTTCCAAGGTCGTAGTGATACAGCCTTTTCTTCACTCTTTTGGTTCCGCCAGTTTCTTGATCGTATTCCTCTACGGATACTCTCTTTTGGGCTTTCACTATATGTGGAACAACTCGGTTTAAGAAACGGCCCAAGAGAGTAGCGTTTCCTCTCCGAGCAAACTTCCATTTGTCAGCATACGTGGTGAAATCTCTTTCAACCAATTCCGACTGCACGTCGCGTTCCCACTTGTCGTGTCCTTCCAGGACGTATCCGTCCACCAGCTTGTGATACCACCATTCCTCTTCAACACCCATAGACATCAACTTCTGCTCGGCGAGCGCGTCTGTCTGTGGCACGTTGCGAACTTCATACTCACTTATATCCACGTTTTGCAGATGATAGAGCAGGGCTTCATATCCACCATTGTCCATTTGTTTGGTCAACGACTTAAAGAACGTTTGGTCCTGCTTGCGGTTCTCTCCCATGTCTAGAACAAAGTAACGTCTTTCATCTCCAGTTGCCCTAATGACGTGAGGGTCGTTGGAGGCCATGATGAGATGGACATAGTTTGGATAAGGTTCTGTGTCGATACCTTTGGCTTCAATCGGTATGCTGTCCTCCGTAATGAGCATCTTAAGCACAGACTCATGACGTTTATCTCCAGCAAAGAATGCTTCATCGGCAAACAGGCTGATAACATCTCTAAGGTGAGCATTGAAGTTTCCGACAAGGTGGGATGGGTTGGCGACGTGAAGGTGATGTCTACCAAAGAGACGTCCGAAAGTTCTCGCAAAATAGCCTTTACCAGTACCCTTTCCGCCCCTGAGTACAATGGCAACTTCACCTGGACTTGCTGGTGTCTGTACGACACGCGCCATCCATTTGATGAGATAATCATAGTGATCTTCGTCCCCGCTACATACATTCTCTTTCAGGTGTTCGAGATATATGGAACAGTCCCCAGGAACTGGCTCTACGTTAAATCCACGCCACAGATTGTAAACTCCAGGCTGATCGCCTTGAGGCATGAATTTCATGGTATCATATTGGCGACGCATCCGGTGATTAATCCAGTATTTGCCCAAGGGAACATGCACTGCATCACCCTTGTCGGTCGTACCAATTTGTATTTGAATATTGCCGTAACGGTTGCGGATATCCTCGAAGCTGGACATGGTGATCCGGCTCCTGTGCAGAACGTCATCCTCGATCTCCTCGATGACGCGGCACTTGCCTCCGATATTGCCGATAATTGCGTGTCGGTCATTCATCTTGGTAAGGTGAGGGTCTTCACTGTACTCCTTGGCTCGTTTAATCTGGCGGATTGCATACTTTTCAGCGCCGCCTTTCAGTTCAACAACACTGGCTGCGATCCCCCATTCAGGGTCGGTCAGGATTGCAAATATGACACCGTCGGGGACATTACAACGAGCAAGGCCACAGACACAATCAAATAACCAAGCCGAGCGGGAGTTATCCCCTTCCTTCGGTTGGTCTGGATGCTGCCCTTGGGCAATCACCACCTTGATGCGGTCTGGGACGTCCCATACATCTAGTTCGCTGAGGTCTTGTATTTTCTCAACATTACCGGGAATTTCAACTTTGATGCCGTACTCACCACCATCATGGCGTCCAGGACCGGACACTTGCACAGCCTGCGCTTTCTTGAAGTCATCGAGCGGATAGACATTCTTGTTCTCGAACTCTAGTAGCTTGGCAAGTTCCTTCTGACGACCTTTCTTGATCTTCTTGGCGTCCGGCACATTGACTGTTCCGGGAAGACGCATGATGCGATCTACGTTGTGACAGTGGTCGCCTCCGAAGATCTGTTCCAGCCGCTTGTTGTAGAGTTCGAACTCCAGCCATGCAGCTTCTGTCCCATCTATACGGACAGGCTTTTCTAGCTTCCAGAAGGCTTGGTAGCCGCCGCCTGAGAATAGGATAACAGTCGGCTTTGGAATGCCCTTGGGTAGTCTGTCGGTCAACATGCCCAAGGCGCGTTCCCGCTCCTCAGTAATATCCTGACCCTCGGCAGGGTCGATGTCGATATGGAGCCAGTGGGCTTCGAACATATCCTCTTTGTTTGGCTTCTTGACGTTCGGTGATTTCAGGAAGGAGAGGTTTGGCTGGTTCACTGTAAAGTAGATGTTTCGCTCGCCGTTATACTTCTCCAGCCAGTTAAAGCATTCTTGCTCTGACTTCGGTCCAAATGGCTTGGTGTCAATTGCCTTGCGATCGGTTTGAATTGAAGTGAGAAGCCAAGGTCCTTTAGGATAAAACTTCTTCAGGAAATCAATGGAACGTTGAGACTCACCCTTCATACCAGAAAGCCTCCAACTTTTCAGAGCCAGCTTTGCCATTCTCCATCAGGTTGTACCAGTATCGCGTGATCCCCATAAGATCAGCGCAAGCCTGCTGCGTCCAGCCAGAGCGGCGTCGCCAGATAAGGCACTTCTCGGCTCCAGTTAATGGTAGAACAACAAAGGCGACTGCAAGAGTATTGCTTCCTTTTGTCTCCATCTCGCTATAGCGGCGACGTTTAACACCAGCGATAGCGGCCATTTGCTTCTGACTGAACCCCATGCGGCGGCGATAGATCAGGCTGCGTTCTCCCTCAGAAAGGTCAGTAATTTCTCTGTTTCCAGGCCGTTCGGGAAGTATAGCAGCGACTCCGCTATCATCTCGGGTCTCGTCATGTTGTCCCATAGATCATTTTCCTTAATGTGCTTTCCGGACCAGAAGAACCACGACTTGCTCACTTGAGCGCAGACTAGGGCTAGTCCGCCGCGATGTTCTCTTCTCCAGAGCCACACTTGCTGTTGTTTCGAGAGGGGATGGCTGAACCGAACTGGCTTCACGTCTGCTGTCTTGGGCCAATACTTCATCCATTTGCATTCTATCCACCCACCTATAAAATTGACGTCCGGAATTCCAAGTCCAGTAGATGGGCTCTCAATAGCCACTGCATCCAGCGGTTTGAGTTTCTTTACTAGGTTGGAACGGCTTGAAGCTTCGGACATATCGTGAACCCTTATACTAGCTGCGTGATTGGCAATTGACAAGTTCTGTTTATCGGGGAATTACAACTAATTCCACTCCAGACTCACTGAACATAGACTTCGAGATTTCAATCTCTTTAGCCCACCGTTCGGCGTAATCACTGTCCAGGTCTTGCGACACAACTTTCTTGATACCGTGTTGGATAATCAATCCACAACAGGAGCAGCATGGGAACTCAGTGGTGTAGAGGGTGGCGCTCTCGAACCCAAGAAGAGGCCGCTCTCGCTGCATCATTCTCGCGCCCGCTACCAGCGCATCAGCTTCGGCGTGGATGACCCTCGGATACTTTTGGGCACGATCCTCCCACCGCTCGTCGCTTTCTGCCACCCCCTCGGGAAACTGGTTCCAGCCAATTGAGAACACCGCACCCTCAAGAACAATCACCGACCCCACCTTCGTGGAGGGATCAGGACTGAACTTGCTGGCGTGAACGGCGTGTCCCATGAACATATCATGAATGGACATTAACGCTTCTCCACTTTGTCAATCATCATGTACGACTTGTAGACGCAGCGGACTTGATGCTTACAGTCGTCAAGAGCATAGTGGTAGATACCCTGCCGAGGGATGGTCTTTGTGTTGAGACCAGCCGCATCGTAGATCGTGCGGGTATCACGAGTTTTGTAGAATTGCCAAGGCGGTTTGACACCGACAAATTTGCAGGTCGCTTCCCACAGAACGCTATCGAAGTTTGCGCCTTGAGACCAAACGAATTGCAGCTTGTTCGCCTTCCAGAAGTTGTTGAAACCGTTGACAACAGTTTTCAGATCCATTTGGTTCGGTTCCAGAACTTCCTTGGCTGCATCACCCTGCTTCGCCCACCATTTCACGGTGTCGGGGTCTTTGAAGGCACCAGCGGCAATCTGATCCTCCTCGGTGATGTTCTTGTAGAATTCTCCGCCCAAGGCGGGTGTTCTTGGGTCAAAAGCAACTGCACCAATGGATCGGATCACGCAGCCTGCGCCCGTTCCGAAAGTCTCCAAGTCTAACATGCAATGTTTCAAGTTATGTTCCTTCTACGTGCTGATGGGAACCGTCGGAGGCAATTGCCCATTCACGTTTCCGGTTGATCACGAGTTTCTTGGCAACCTCTTCCATAAGGTCGAAACCATTCTTCTCGCAAATTTGGATAAGGAAAAAGGCCACGTCAGCGCACTCTTCGCCGATATCCTTTGATCCCATGCCGTTGGAAATGGTAGAAACGAGTTCAGCCATCTCTTTGTTGCCACGAATGGCGATTTTGAGTTCAGGGTTTACACCGAACTCTCCCTCGGCCCAATCAAGGACCTCTTTCTGCAAAGTCATAACTTTCCCTTTTTTGACTACTAATCCAGATCTAACATGACGCGAGCGCCGCAAAATTTTAGGATATTCCGATTATTTGATTTCTCCCCATGAAGGTCCTGTCTCGGTGTCCACTTTGAATGGAACCAGTGGACGGCAACGCTTGAGAACACAGTCCCTCATAATATCACCAACTGCAACCGCTTCTGCGACTGAGCCATAGCTGCCATCCGTTTCATCGTGGACCTGCAACTGTAGATAAGCGTCTGTTTTATCAATCTCGACCAATGCCAGCTTGGTCTGATCTGCTGATGAACCTTGGATCACCCTGTTGAGGGCTTTGTGGGTGAAGTCATAGGATCCATCGTCTCGTTTTTCAAAATGAAGGTGCCTGTTAAATATCGTCTTGACGAAACCTTTACCTTCGGCCCTTGCTGACGCAGCTTTCGCCAATGCTCCCACAAACGGCGCTTCCCGATCGAATTTATCCAGAATTTCTTGTCCCTCTTCACCAGCCATCTCCTTATAGTAGCCAGTCCCTGCATCCATTCGTGCAGACATCGCATCTTGCTTGTTGTCGTAGTATTCAATGCGACGTTTCTTACCCCATCCTGAGATATGCGCCCAACGAGTAGGCTTACCGATATCAAGACAGAGTTTGGCACCGCCTTCTCCGTAGCATAGCCCAAGGTAGATCGCCTTGGAGAACCCTCGCTCCAACTTGAATTGCTTTGGGTCTTCTGCCATCCACTTGTCAACCGCTGTGTCACCGTTAACGATACGGGTCATCATCTCATGGTTGTCTGTGCTTGGGTCGTCACGGTATCTCTTGGCTGCATCCCTCGCCTTTGGGAAGTCCATAAGTGCTGCGAAGTGTGTCGTCCACCGTGGTTCCTGCTGAGAGTAGTCATTACAGCCCCAGATTGCTCCTTCCTCAGGGATGAAGATCTTCCGCCACTCACCAGCAATTATTGGATCACGGTCTGGGCTTGGTTGCTGCTGGAGGTTAGGGTCCACGGCTGACAATCTGCCATACCGAACACCTTTCTGTCTACCTTGCTCATCCTCGGCGGCAATCTGCTTGAACGAACAGTGTATCTTGCCGTTGACTGCATACTTATGGATTGATGCAGCGAAGGTGGTTCTGATCTTGTTGACTTTACGGGCATGAAGGATCGCCTCTGGTACGGGGTGATCTGCGCCTCCGAGCAAAGCCTTGTCAATCTGTGGTGCGCCAGTTGATGTCTTGTTGAGCCGCATCCCGATCTTTTCAAGTGCAGGCGCTAAGACGTTTGGTTTCCAGATGTTGTCAAGCCCAATGGAGACGCCAGTCTCACGCTTGACCAGATCAATTGACTTCTGCTCTTCCTCCAGCGCCCACTTCTCGATGGACGCCAGCTTATCGAAATCAATCCGCACACCACGGCGGCGCATCCTTACGAGAACAGGGAGGACGTCCGTCTCGAGGTCCCAGATTTCGCGGAGGCCTGCTTTTTCAATTTTCTCTTCTTGTATTCGTAGGATTTCAAGCGGCGAGGTGACGTCTTGTTCACCATACGCCCCGACAAAGCGAGCGGGTAGCCGCCATAGTCCTTTCTTTGCATCAAGGCCGTGCGCCTGTGCTGCTTCGATGAGGAGTGTTTCATCTTTTGCTTCAATGCCGCATCTCTCACCAATTTTGGCGAGCGAGTACGACCATTCGAGTTCGTTGAGCAGGGGGTCAGCGATCTGGATATCGCGGAACTTAGCCTCGCGATGCCATTCAAAGCCATCATTGTATCCATAATCGACATCGTAGGCAAGATTGGCACCGACGAATTCCCCTGTGTAGTTTTTGATGTTGTCTCTGAGGTAGCGGAGGACTTCCCCTTGATCCATGTTATCACCGCCCTCATGTCGAAACGGAAGGTAGTGCTTTGGTCCGCCATCAATCGCGAAAGCCCATCCCACTGTGTAGCCATCTCGCATCTGGCCTGTTCCAAGACCGTTTCCAATTGACGGGTCACGTGTTTCAGCATCGATCGCTATCCTTTTTGCATTGGCCCAAGAAGGGAGGTCCGCAATTGCAGGAGGACGCCAGTCTGTCTTGGGTAAGAACATAGACATCTGCATGGGTGCAGTGCCATCGTTCATACTCTTGGCGTGTGCGGCTTTAGTCTGTTTTGCCATTGATGATCTCCATAATTCTTGCGGACCTGTTGGCGGGAACCGCAGTTACCGAGATCTCTTCCAATTCAACACGTTTCAGCTTACGTAGACCACGACTGATACTGTGATTACGTCCAGCGTAACCGATGGAGAGCCCAGAGAGGCAGTGTTCTCCGATCCAGAAGATAGCATCCTTATCGAATACAGTTCCCTCACACCAGAGACCATACTTCTTCTCTTTGATCAGATCCCATCGACCGATGACTGCATTCTTCTCGTGACTGAGAAGCATCGGCCGTGTGTAGGTGAACTCCTTGAGGTCTTTCACGAAACAGCCTTTGACTGTGATATCACTATGGCTGTCGCATTCACCCCATACTGAGGCCCATCCCTTAATGATCATTTAATCGGCCCTTCTGACCATTCATCATAGCCGAATGGGTGTTCTTGCCCATCAACACCCCTACTTGCGACCTCTGTGGACGTGCTGGATGCCGCGCCTTGGGTGGTAGTGCCACCAGCGCATCCGCTGGCCCCTGTTTTTGCCGCCTGTGGCGCGGTTAGCAGGTGCAACGGGCCAAGGTTGCCCCCAGCATCCACTTGCGCCTGTGCGGCCTCTATATGCGCTCCCAATTGGCCAATGATAATGCTGAGGTCCACGTCATTGCGCCACTGTGCGATTGCAAGGCAGAGATCGGCTTCGACCATAGGTACGGTTGCTTCATCGCAGAAGGTTGCGAACATCGCTTCGGCCTTGTCACGAGCAAGTGGCCATGTATCAACGTGCAGACACTGGTTGTCCCAGCGGCCTTCCAAGAACATCTCCTTGGCTTTGAGCAGGTAGGACCGAGCCTTGTCCAAGTCTTCGATGCCGTTCTTCTTGTACCAGCGGAAGGCATACTTGGAAGCGGCGCTCTCGTAGTAACCAAGGCGAACATCGCCAGCCCAATCCCAATGTTGATACTTCGCTGCGTAGTGGTCGCCGCCTACTTGTGTCGCTTTCATTCGGTGTCTCCTAGGTCAGGACACATCTGCCAAGAGTGGTCCTGTAGGTTAAAGTAAAAGTTGAGAACCTCTGGTGCGAACAGATGCTTCTCACGATTGATGAACCGATCAATGCGAGCCTTCATCACGAGGATGTTTCGGTTGCCCATCATCTCTTGGTCTTTGCAGAACAGGTATAGTTCCAAGATGTCCAGACCCTTCAACCATTTCAGGTCTTCCTCGGTCAGTTTCAACTCAGCGACCCATCCGAAGATCTCTTCGTTGATCTCCATCTCTGCTTGGGTCAAGTGTTCCTTGTCCACGATCTTGAACCATTTGGTCGGCGCAGGGATATCACCTGTGAGGCGCTCCGGTACGTCGTGTTCTTGAATAGCCCAAACGAGGCGGATAGGTGGGTCTGGATGCAGAAGTCGCAGCATCTGTATCATATTGAAGGAGTGACCACCGACGATATATTCACCGATGATGGGAAGGGTGTGACAGCGACGAACCGCCGCTGCCTCCCGTGAGAATTTGACCTTGTTGACCAGACCCTCGAGCGGATAGATACTCATGCTCGGCGCTCCAACCATTCAATACAGGCACGACGCCAGTCGGTTGCGACAATGCGATCAGCATGTTCAATGGCTTCGGACACACGGTTTTCGTTGTCCTTGTTCTTCCAGGACTGCCAAGCGAGCAGCATAGGCACCGCCACTTTCTTGAAGAACGGATCGGTGTATCCCATAACCGCGCCCTCGTCCATGAACATATTCAGTTCAGAGTGCCACGTGTCGATGTCAGTGCCGACCACCGGAAACGGTTCTATCTCTCCCAACTCGTAAGCCGACTTGGCGTCAGGATTGTTCAGCAGAGGCTCCACCTTTTTCAGTGTATCGAGATAGGCGTGGAAGTTCGTGCTGATCTGCCAGTAGAACCCAACAGGAACACCGATCCAAGCGGCCATCACCTCTTGTAGGAATGACATGTGGACTGCGTTGGCACCGTAAGCGCCCCAGACCATATCGTTACTGCGATTGAACACAGTCATGTCAAGTTTGCCATGAGGATTGACACGGAACGTGATAACCAGATTGCAGGGGAAGTCCTTGCCATCCAGACCAAGGTCGGCGTTGGCGTCCCACATTTGAAGCACAGTGCGGCGATCATCAGGGTTCTTTTTCAGCAAGGCTGCGATTGTGCCAAGCTGATCCATCACACCACCTTCAACTTCGAAGTGGTTCCGCCAGCGATAACCATAGGCACCGTGGAAGTTGATCCCATCGTCTGTATAGTTGCCGATGTTGCTGGAGAAGCGGCTGATCCATTCAAC